TGAATGTATCCCCTAATCCTGGTGATGCTCGAAATAGTGGTGCTGGTGGATCTGGATTAGTGGTTATTAAACTACTTACCGCTGATTATTCAGGAACAACATCAGGTTCTCCAAGTGTTTCTACATCAGGTTCTTATACAATATTGACTTACACTGGCTCTGGAACTTACACAGTATAATGGCACATTTCGCAACCTTAAATAGCAACAATGAAGTTATTAACGTGGAAGTAGTTAATAATGCAGTGATTACTGATTCTGATGGTAAAGAACAAGAGCAGTTAGGTATTGATTTTTTAGAACAAATTCATGGTGGTGGAGTTACTTATAAACAAACATCTTATAATGCAAAATTTAGAAAGAACTTTGCACAGATAAAAGGTACTTATGATCCAACTAAAGATGCTTTTATTACTATAAAACCTTTTAATTCTTGGGTTTTAAATGATACTACTTGTCAATGGGAAGCTCCAAAAACATTACCAAATGACGGTAAACCCTATGTATGGGATGAATCTTCAACTTCTTGGGTAGAAAACAAACCACCTAGTTAAAAGATGGGAGACCCGCCTCTCCTGCCACGTTATTCTCTTCCACCTGCGCTGGAAATTCCACGGGTAACTCTGGATCAACCGAAGGCATTGATTCCTTCATACCGTCCTTTAGTTGTTCCACCTTCCGATTTAAGAGCGCCTCCAGGAGTAGAGGCTTCAGGTGAGGCAGAGAAAAATACAGAGAAGAAAGAACCAGCAAAGCAACCAGAAGTTTCATTACCTAAAGAAATTACTTCGTTCACTATACCTTTTACAGACTATGAACTACCAGTACCAAAACAGGAAATACTAGTAGCTGCTGGTACTACAGCTTCAGTATCTGTGGTAGCTACTCTTACAGCTACTGCGGTATTTAAAAGGTGTGTTCAAATCCTAAAGCCTCTGATTCAACAGGCTCTGAAAAGATTGAAGAGAAGTCGTGGTCAAGAAGTACCTTCGTGGTCACGGCAGAGATTGGAACAACGTCGGAGCAAATATGTTCAAGGTCGCTCCCCGGACGCAGGGTGAAGCCTTTAGATTGGAGAGCTGCACATTCTTTAATACGAACTAGTTCATAATCAAGTCTTAACTTCTCCATTTGTCTTCTACCAATTGACTTACAAAGTTCAGTAATTGAACCGTCAAGTGGAACCATAAAACTTAACTGAGCACCCCAATTCTCACTCATTGTATAACCATTAGGGGACATTCTTCCCTCATCATGCTCCCAAGGTTTGACATGATTACCCATATAAAATGGAGTAAAAGTCATGGTAGAACCGTTGCAAACAATGGATGGTCCTAACTGTTGTCTCGAAGGCGCTCCGTTATTTTGGAATTGCACCGCTTGATTGGTTACATTTCCAGTCGCAGCCGCCTGCGGATTCGAGGTGTTACTTACCTTTGGCTCTTCTGCTAATACAGGACTTACTGAGAAAAGACAGATAGCGATGTAGTAGTAGAAGTTTGTTCGATGGTTCTTTCTATATCGTGAGTCTCTACTACCCCTGCTGCTCTGGTTGTTACTTCCAGAGTGAATGGGTCTCCAGCGGTATGGATTGTAAAGACTGAATCTGAATCTACGATTCCTCCAGAGGTTGCTGAAGTGTGATTTATATTTTCTCCACTCCATTTAGAATAAGCGCCTCCAAAAACCTCTGTCTCTATCGTTTCTTCGATATCGATTGTAGTCACTGTAGTCGATTGCATCGATCCTTGAGTGAAAGCAGGCGTAATTGGATTTGCCCTTACTGCAACTGGGCTTAACAGAAGCAAAAGTAATAAGCATTTTCTCATACTTTTGTTACCTTGTTAGTATCTACTCCTTCAATCTTAATAGGAGTTTCTATAATTATATGCTGTGTAGGTCCAGTAGGCTTCTCTTTATGATCCTTTTTCTTAGCTGTATCAATTCCAAAGGTAGCGAGAGCTGAGGTAAACACGAAAGTTATGAACGTAATATCGTTGTTTTTCTCCTCAGTCATTCCTGGGAGAGGTAAGTAATTTAAGCTTATAATAAAACCAGACCACACAACAACTCCAAGGCGTACAAAAGTTCCTAGAACTTGTATCTGTTCCTCCTTATCTGCCATCCCGTCTTTTAGTTTTCCTACAAGACTCTTTTTCTCATTTTCCATGTCGAATCAAGGACCTAGTACTCCTATTAAATACTACCCTGATGCTAACAGCGGTAAGGGAGGTTATCTACAAAATACTGGGGCAGGCAGACCAGGAAAAGTAAGATTAAAACCTAAATACGATCTACCTAAGGCAGATAGAGGTCTAACAAAAGCCCCTAAAAAACACTATGGCTGAAGAAAACTGGAGAGTAAACGCTAGGGGACGTAGAGTTCCTAGTAGAGTTACATCAAATATGAGGGCTTTCACAGGTGAGAAGCCTGAAGGAGGCCGTGACAGAGCCGGAAGACGCTATAACCGAGGAGATGGTGGTACAGGGAGAAGAGTCTCTGTAACCAGCTCAGGTAACCGTTCAGTCAGAGTTAAATCAACAAGAAAAAATCCTGGTGTAGGTCCAACAGGAGGTACTCGTACTTCTGATGTAGATAGACCCTCAAATGTAGAGAGAAGAGGTAAAGGTCCAAGCCCTATTACTACTTCTAGAACAAGATCTGTAAGAGTTAAAAAAGCTACAGATAGACGTAGAACAGTTGGTGGGGACGGTTTAAGAGAATTTAAAACAGGTCCAAGCCGTGTTACCAGAGGTAGGGGCGGTTACGCAGGATATAGATACGTTAAGCCTGGCTCTAACCTACCAATTAGACAGGTAAATCCAACTACAACTGGAAAACCAGTAAATAGAAGGTCAGGACAAGGTAGAACCAACACAACTAGCCCTAACGCTCAAAAGCCTAACCAAAGGACTGGTAGCAGCCCTATGAGGGGCCCAGGTAAACCTGGATCAGCTAACGACACTGGAGCTAGAAGAACTGGAGGTGGTAGAAGAGGCCAAATATCTTCTAAAGGCGGACTACAAACTACATCAGGCTATAAGCCTAAGATGAATCAAAAGGGAACAGTTAAGGCTAATACAGTACTGAAAGGTGTTGTCTCTCTACTAAGTAAGAGATTTAACCACGCCATGACAGCAGCAGATATATGGAAATTAGGTAAAACAAACTCTGCTTTAGATAAAGCTCTTAAACGCATTCCTGATACATCCGATAGAGATGCAGGAAGATTACTAGGAAATAAGATAGTCTCACTAGCTACTGCTGCTTACAATAAAGTTAAAGGATCAGAAACAAAAGCTGAAACCTCACCACCTAAAAAGGAAACTAAAAAGGAACCAAAACCTAAAAGGAAAACTAAGCAACTAGTAAAAAAGTAACTCCCTCCGCAAAGAGGACAAAAACTAAAAAAGGAACTAGATTCATAGGTGCCAACAGTACCTGGGTAGACAGGTACGGTAGAGTTATCGCCCCTCAGGAGAAAAAGTAATGTCTGAAATGGAGTACCAACGCCGTGAAGGCGAAAAGGAACGCAAGCGTAGAGCTGAGTACGAAAGGACTAAAGATTGGGAAAAGTATAAAAAGAGTCCTGAATGGAAACAGAAAAAAGAAGCAGCTAGGGAAGCTGAAAGAAAACGCCGTACAAGCTCCCAAGAAGCAGCTACTAGAGCAGCTAAAAAGAAAGAAGAACAAAGGAGAAAAGAGGACAGAGGTATAACCTACGCTCCTAAGAAGAGACCAAGTCGTTGAAGTTCTCCCTACGTGATGTAGCTACCTACTATTCAGGTCAGCTTCATCAGAAGGAGGCTCTCGACATGATTCAGATGTACATTCCTGAGTCAATCGAGGAACGCTTTGCTGATATGTGGCGGAGTGGGCCGAAGAATGAAATTCCGACTCACGTTTCTTGGCACGAGAAATTAAAGCTTCTTCTTGAAGCCGAAGCTGAGCTTCCCGAACGGATGGATGTAGAGACTGTATATCTTCTATTTGCGGAGCTCCTAATTCAACAAAGTAGTAGTGCTGATCCTGAGTACGCTTCTAAACTTTTAGATCTAATAGCCCTTAAGAGAGCAAAAAAGGAGTAACCTAGCTACAGCCTAATTTTTTCTAATGGTTCTACTAGTTAAGCCTATTCTTTTCGCGTTTCTAAAATCTGACTCAGTTAAGCAACTGATTGTGGACCTGCTTACAAAGCTTGTCGAGTCCACTGATAACACTATAGATGATACAGCGGTAGAGTTAATAAGAAAGAACCTCTTTCCAAACAAAAAGGTAACAGTAAACAATGGCTAGAAGAAAAAGCACAGGTATGGCCTCTGAAGAAGAACTTCAGGGGCTGCATAAGTTAGTAGCTATGAAACTTGTCGATCAACTTAATTCTGACAACGTTAAAGCTTCTGATTTAGCCAACGCTATTAAGTTCCTCAAAGATCAAGGTATCACTCTCGATAAGAACGGTGATGTCTCTGCTATCGGTGAGATGATCTCCAATCTTCCTAAGATTGATATGTCCAAAGTTAAATCTTATATAAGTGCCTAGAACAAATGATCATCAACAACAAATTATTAAGGAAGCGATCAGTAGCTTTCCAGTTTTTGCTACTCATCTCTGGCACTTTCTAAGGCTTCCTAACCCAACCCCTATCCAGTACCAGCTCGCTGATTACTTACAGAATGGGCCTAACCGTAGAATCATCATGGCCTACCGAGGTTGTGGTAAAAGCTTCCTCACAGCCGGCTACGTGCTCTGGAGACTACGGAAAGATCCCGATACAAAGGTTT